TTATTTAAATAAGTCGATTGTTTTTTTAACTTCTTGTTGACGTTTTGAGTGTAAAAGATGAGCATATATCCTCATGGTTGTTGTTGTATCAGCGTGGCCTAATCTTTTGCTGATGTATTCAATTGATATGTCCTGTGATACTAAATAACTAGCATGAGTATGGCGTAATCCATGGAACGAAACAATATTTTTAAATTCTAATTGTCGTTGCAATTTTTTAAAAGCCTTATTAACAGCAACTTGTGTTATATTGAATAATTTTCCATGATATTTATTTAATAACTTCTCAGTGAGCCATGCTGGAACATCTATCTGTCTGATAGAATTCTTTGTTTTAGTGGTATCTATTTTTCGAGTTGCCGATTGTTCCGTCTTATTAATATCAATGATACCATCTTTTATGTCGTCGGTAGTTAAGGCCAATATTTCTCCAATTCTTGCACCTGTTAACGCGCCTATTAATATGATGTCTCTTGTTGGCGAACTAACTATTTTTGTTTCATTAATTAAATTTAAATATTCTTCCGTTTCCAAAAATTTCAAATCACTGTCTTTTGGATCACTTCCAGTTACTACTGTTCTTTCAAATGGGTTAGTTCTAATCAGTCCGTCAAGAACCGCATCTTGGTAAGCTGACTTTAATTGTGATTTTCTTTTAGCGGTTGTTGATCTTACGTGTGTTGTTCCAAATTCATTTAAAAATTGTTGAGCACGTGTTCTTGTTAATTTAAAAGCCAGCGTACTAGATAATATATCGCTTTTCTCAATATTACGTAGTGTTGATAAGTAGACACGCATACTACTACTTTTTATATTTATTTTATAGGTGTCTAGCCATCTGTTAAAATATTCCGGAACGGTGATGTTTGAATCATAAATAATTGAAAGCTCATTATTATTCTTTTTATTTTCAATGCTAGTAGCCCATATACCTGCTTCACGCTTTGTTTTAAAGCCGGATTTTGTTTTTCTAGTACGCTTTCCGCCAGTAACCAATGACACATTTACCGTCCAACTAGTACCTCGTTTGTAAATTGATGCCATATAAAAATCCTCCTTTAAAAAGGGGGCTTATATCTGTTATAATTAAATAGAACGCCCCGTGCGTTTAACTTTTAGTCTTTAGCACACCAGAACTTTTGCCGGTTGGGTGTGCTTTTTTATTTGCTTATTTTTTATCAACACGCGTTCCTACGATGTAGAAGAACACGAGAGCGCCAACTATAATTAGCACCCAGACCATATGATCTAAGAATAGGCTAATAACACTAGTGACGATAACAGCTAATATCAGCCAAGGGATTAGCTTCCACAATCCTACTATCGCAAACCAAAACAACATTATAATGCCAACGATACCAATTAAAAACATTATTCATTTCCCTTCTTTATTTCATCATGCAATAACTGCAATTCTAACTTTATATCTTGCAATTCTTGCTTCAGTTGATTGTTTTCTTTATCCGACTTCTCATCGACAAAGAATGCAGTTACCGTGCTAGTAACACTACCAATTAGACCAATACCCAATATCATTAATGTAACTGCTACAAATCTGCCAACTTCTGTATGTGGAGAAATATCACCATACCCAACAGTCGTCATGGTTGCTATTGCCCACCAGAGTGAATTCATATAATCGACACTTTCTGCTACAGAATATACTTCCGCGCCAATCATAATTAATACTACAGTCGTGATTACTAAATATATAAATCCGTTTGTCCCGAAAAATCGTTTGATACTTTTTTGTATTTTTCCAGTAAAACCGACTATTCTAATCAGCCTTAATAGCTTGATTACACGTAATACTCGAAAAGCTCTAAAGAAATAGAATATCGAGTCAAATGGAATAATAGCCAATAAGTCAAATATATTAGATTTGAAAAACTGCTTTTTATTTTTCGCTAATACAAATCTCGTGATGTAGTCTATCCAGAAGAAAACAAGTATTCCTTTATCCAAATAACCATATGGTGGCGAAGATACGCTGATTACATTTGAAATATCCAATAGTGCTAATAGAATAGAAATTAAAGAGAGAATTAGAACGGAAGAATAATATAATTTTTTCACGATAACATTATAACCTTTTTATTATTCACCAATTGGTGTAACTTTATTCTACTCTAGAAAGCATTATCGGTGTTAATACATCCTGTACCATATCAAGTAATTTACCCGGGATACCGTTTATTTGCATAAATTCAACATAACTTCTGATGTGATGAACATCTGTTGTTAAAAATCTGATAGCCCATCTATTAGCTTCTGCTTCATTTTTGATGCTGTTATGGCGATGATCTGTATGAAGCACATAATGCGCTACTTCGTGAGCCATTACATATACAAATTCAGTACTATTTAAAATAGTTCCGCTAACCAATATTTGTTTATCAACAGTCACGGCATCAGCGTGAAGACCATCATAAATGGTTACGGTTAACCCTAATTTTTCAAGAACGTTCCAAACCTTTTCTTCATTATTCATACATTATTTTTCCTCGAACAGGCGTCTCAATATTTCTTTATCGTGGTCATCAAGTTCATGACCACCGAATGTTAAGGGAACTGAACGGTCAATGGCTTCAGATAAATCAACGCCGCTTAACATCTTTTCTGTTTCTGTCATATAATGATTCGGTTCATCAGTGCGACCAAGTAAATAATCTGTTGATACGTGTAAGATATTAGCAACTTTTGCTAACGTGTCAACCTTTGGTGTTTTTTTAGTCCATCCATAAATAGAATTCTCAGCAATACCAGCTTTTAAAGCTACATCGATAAGTGATAGGTTTTGTTCTTTTGCAATTTCTTTTATACGCGATACTAGCGTCATATTAAGGCTCCTCTGGATTCGCTGAAATAAAACTACACATTTGTGTAAAAATATGTTGACAACTATTCAACTGTGTAGTATTCTATAAATACAGCAAAGATATTTGTAATAAACGTTGCTAAAAACACCCCGCGATATGAGATGTGAGAGTTGATAAATCGCGTTATAACAGGGTTGTTGTTAGTGTTTTTAATAATGTAATCATACTACACGAAAGTGTAATTTGTCAAATAAATTTGCTAAAAATAATAGAAAGGAGTCTAACTATGACGGAACGAGCAGTTCTAGAATTTAAGACCGCACCAGTAATTGACCAGATACAAGCGGTTGCGCGCATCTTGCGAAAGATGAGCAACAAAGAAATTGCGGACTACATCAATGGTAAGACCGGCAGAAATTTAAGCTCGGCAGATTGGTCGAACATTGTATCTGGACGAACGCAAGGTCCGGCAGCAGAAAATGCTATTAGGATTATGCGAGATCTAACAGGAGTATAGGAGGTGCCACATGACACAAGAAATTAAGGTATTTGACAATCTGAAAGTCAAAGAAGAAAACGGACAGTTGATGTTTGATGCAGAAAGTGTAGCAATAAATATTGGATTGGTTGAGACGAAGAATAACGGAATCATATATGTGATTTGGAACCGCGTGAATCAATATTTAAAAAATTCGACAAAAGTGTCGAAAATAAAACGAGGCGATTTCATCACTGAACAACAGATGTATCAGTTATCAATCAAAGCTAATAGCCCACAAGCAGAAAAGTTTCAAGATTGGGTCACGTCAGAAGTTCTACCCAGAATTCGTAAAACGGGTGGCTATCAACTTAAGCAACTAACACCAACCGAAATGTTGAAATTGCAAAATGATTCAATTTTGGAAGTTAGTGAACGTGTTGAACATATTGATGAAAAGGTAGATACATTTATAGAAAATCAACCTGTTAACGCAACTGATTATGGAGCAATAGGGACAGCAGTTACGCATCGTGTTCACAGCTATGGTTCGATACATCGCATACCTAAAGAAAATCGCGGTCCATTGTTTAAAGACTTAAATAGTCAGATCAAACAAGTAACTGGTGCTGGTAACCGTTCCCGTATTAAGTCTAAAGATTACGATGCAGTAATCCGGTTCATTGATACATGGGAACCATCAACGGCAACAAAAACGATTATTGAACAAATTCCATTGGATTTAAATGAGACAGCATAGGAAAACAAATATGACAAATAAAGAAGCATACCAAAAAGCATCAGGTAAAGTAATTGCTCTGTTGGCAGAAGCAGATGTAATCATGATGAATTCATCTAGTGATTTTGATCCGCATACGGAAAATACAATCGAATATGAATATTTCATTCAAAAAGAAATGTTTCATGGTGCTATTAGATCAGCATTGGTTGCTAATAGCGAAATTCAATCCAACGGCAACGATGTTTCATACATGCCATTGGATATTGATTAGGAGGCTACTCATGACATTGACGCAAAAAGAAGAAGTGCTATTTTTCCCAGAATTATTATCAATTGGGCAACTGCAAAAGATGACCGGCTACAATAAGGAAAATTATTATGATTTGGTCAGCATGAAGGGCTTCCCAAAATTTGAAGACGGTAACGGCCGTTTGAAATTTCCGAAACAAGGGGTGCTTAAATTTATCGCAGCTAAGACACAATACAATTTTGATTAGGAGGTAACACATGATAACAGCAGCAGTATGGATCGTCATCATCATTGGTGGCATCGTCTGGTTCACGCATGACGAACGCAAGTTTGATGAGCGCGAATCACAGCGTGATTACGACAAACTCATCTCAATTGGATATACGCCAGAAGAGGCAGCATGGCAAATTAATCATGCGGTAGAGGGGTAGGGATGGCAGACAGAAAAAAACGTTATTTCTGGTTGCAACTAAAAGAAGATTTCTTCGATGACGACACCATGGCATACATTGAAGATCAACCAAACGGAAAAGAGTACGCACTTATCTATTTGAAAATGTGCTTGAAATCTTTGAAACTTGATGGGTATTTGAAACGAGTTGTTGGCAATACAATCATTCCATATGATATTCCGACACTTGCTAAGCTAGTTAATTCAAACGTAGACACCGTCAGAGTTGCGATGAAAATGTTTGAACAAATTGGATTAATCAATATATTGGACGGTGGCGAAATATATATTAATCAAATTGAAGAAATGATAGGTTCAGAAACTGAAGCAGCCAAACAAAAGCGATTAGAACGGGCTAAAACAGAGAATGCGACATTGTCGCAAGACAGTCGCAAAAATGTCGCACAGAGTAAGAGTAAGAGTAAGAGTTTAGAGATAGAGAAAGAGCAACAGCCACAGACAAACTACCAAAAATTGGTGGCGGTGTTTGAAAAAAATGGCTTCGGTACAATTTCCCCCATCGCTTCTCAAAAATTAAATGATGAGCTGATGGATTTCGCCAAAGAAAATGGCAGCACTGACGAGTCATTCAATATTTTGAACAAAGCATTTGAAATTGCAGTAATGAATGGTGCAAATAGTTTGAACTACGTTTTATCAATTACCAAACGTTGGTATCAGTCTAAATTATTTACAGTTTCTGATATTGAAGCTAGTGAAACAAAGCGACACAACAAGCCTAATGCAGAACCAAAACAAGATATTAGTAAACTCTCACGAGAGGAACAGCTAATAGCAGTAATGGGGAAAGATGGTGTGAGGTTTGATTAATGCAAAACGTATCAGATGTGGCTAAACAATGGATTAGAGATAAGGGTGGCGAATTACTTAGTCAAGATGAATTGCAAAAACGGTTGGTCGCAATAGATCAGCAAGCAGAACAAAAATCTGCTGAAGATTATCTGGCACTAAAACGTAAGGTTTACGAACGTGATAGCCTATGGCCGTCAGGTAAGAAGACGACATTTACATTTGAGCGTTGGCTACCAGAACGACAGCCAAATAAAAAGGCAGCAACTGAAATTAAAGCGCAAACACAAAACTTGTTCAAACGATTAAGACGTGAAGCATTCAATGTTTTCTTAAACGGATCCGCAGGTGTTGGTAAAACAGCCATGACATTAGCAATAGTTGATGCGTTTGAGAAGTATACGAATAAGACGACCATGTTTGTTAGCGCCGTGGCTTTACGTGAAGCAGTGATGTTTGATTTTTCAGACTCACAAGCAAAAGCCAAATTAAAACGCGTTGAGAAATCAATGCTTGAGGTTGATGTGCTAGTGATTGATGATTTTGGTTCAGAAGTCGGTATGGCTGGTTCAGTTCGTCAAGCAACCGAGCGTTTGCAACAGTTTTACATGAGAGTGGCTGACGCGCGCTATGAGGTGGACGAAAACGATAAAAGGACTAAGTGTACCATTATCACTTCAAATAACACACGGAGCGAATTAAGCACTATGTACAACGACAAGCTAATTAGTCGATTGGTAACTAAAAAATCAGCAAACATTTTATTATTTGTCGGTCTGGAAGATGTAAGGGAGTGATTAAGATGTTTCAAGCAGTAAGAACTGAAAATGGTGTGATTGTTGAACGCGATGTTAGGACGTATGACACGTTTAGTTGGATAGATGCCAGAGTGATGGCGTTAAGTTCATTTCTCGGTGGCGATTGGGTATTTGAAGTTATTGATAAATAAAAAACGCCTAGCCATTGGAGTGGTTAGACGTGAGGTATAAATATTTTCAACGATATTTCATACCTCAAGAATATCAGGAAATATGGAGGTAGTCAAATGGTGCAGGACGCAATGAGTTTTTACAACCCAGATAAACCGGATCGAAATTGGGAACGCATGCAGTCGCGTATTGAGTATTTGGAGTCAGAGCGCAGCAAGAAAATTGATGAAAGAGACTACGCTCAAGAACGTATTCACGAGATTGACGAAGAACTTAGCCAATTAAAATTGAGCATTAATTAGACAGGAGATTAGTATGGCAAACGAAGTAGCAACAATCAATTTAGAGGTTACAACATTAACACCAGCACATATTGAAGCGCCCAACTTAGATGATTTGGTAGCCAATACCGATAAAATGTTGGCAAAATACAAAGAGTTTCCAGTCGTTGAAGAAAATTATGAACAGGCCAAAGAGCAAAGGCAAGTTCTGAATAGCACGATCAAAGATATTGCTGATCAGCGCAAAAGTATTGAAAAAAAGATTATTGGTAACTGGGTGGAAATCAAACCCAAGATGATGGCTATTGAAAAAGCTGGTAAGACAGCATCTGATTTGATGAAACAACAGATGGTGCCAGTTGAGAATGAGCGCAAGGAATGCCGCCGTGTCGTAATAATGAACGATGTCACTGCAATAGCAAATGAGCAGGGCGTGGATTGGGCGCGTATTCAATTCAATGAAAAATGGCTTAATAAAACCTACAGCCGTAATGACATGATAAGTGAGATTGATGCGCAAATATTGCAAATTCATAAAGATGATGAGCTAAAAGCGTTACAAATTAACCAAATTGAAGTTGAAGCAAGTGGCTTGAAGATAGATGCCGACCCTTATATTTCAATGCTTGGCTTACGTGATCTAGTAGACATTAAGGCGCAGATGAAACGCGATATTGAAATCAAGGCAGCAAGGTTAGCGGAAGCTAAACGCGTTCAAGAAGCAACTGAAGCAGCAGCTAAAGAACGTGAAGCCAATGCAAAAGTAGTTGGTGACAAGCTAGTTGATGAAAATGGCGAAATAGTCGAGAAACAAACCGTTGAGAAAAGATATGATCGCACATTGAATATAATCAATGCTACGTTGCCTCAACTCAATGACTTGGCGCGATACATGAAAGAAAATGGAATCGAGTTTAGAGGTGTCAAATGAGCGTACTAAAATCATTCATTGATGTGAAAAAGCACGTTAAACAGCCATCTAAAGATGGGACCAATCCGCAGTTCAAAAGCGGATACGTGACATTAGACGGTGTTATTAAATCAATAGATGATGCCATTAATGAATCAAATGAGCCGTTTGCATGGTGGCAAGAAGTTAGTGACAATGTTGTCTACACCGCAATAACAGATGGCGAAGACACACTAAAAATACAAGGTTTCCCACTGTTGGCTGTTCAAAATAATAAGGCAGTAAATTTAGATGGCGCCACACCACAGGCGTTAGGATCTGGCTTAACTTACGCAAAAAGATATAGCCTTGCAATGGCGTTTGGCATATCTAGTGATGTTGATGATGACGGCAATGGTGCGCAAGACCAGAAATATAAGCCAGTTAATAAGTCAGGGCAAGAAAAACCGAAAAATCCACTGCATTCAGAATTTGGTAAGTTGGCCAAGAAAATTGAGTCGAAAAACAATATCGACGAAAAGCAAGTTTACTCAATCATATCTAGTCAGTTTGGATTGCAAGTTAACGAATTCATGGATTTCGTCAAATTGAGCGACAACCAAAAACAAACAATTGTCACATTCATGCAAAATGCAGCGCAATAACATACGACCAAATCATCGTCGTTAAACTGATTAATCACAGTGGAAGAGGTTTGTCAGAATTTCCTGCGTCCACACGACATGGCGTGACCATGCGACAGGGTGTGAAGCCCATGGGAGAAGTAATGAATAGTCCAGAAGAAATATACATGCAAACCTTTGTCAGTAACATGGCACTACCAGAAGAAATATATATGAACAATTTTGTCGACAAAATGTTACAACCCGAAGAAATATATATGGCAAGCTTTGTTTCTACTATGTTACAACCCGAAGAAATATATATGGCAAGCTTTGTTTCTACTATGTTACAACCCGAAGAAATATATATGGCTCACTTTGTTTCTACTATGTTACAACCCGAAGAAATATATATGGCTCACTTTGTCAGTCATATGTTGCTGCCAGAAGAGCGGTACATGAGTGACTTTGTAAATAGCATGAAGAAGCCGTCAGAACGATACGTAAATTATAATTAGGAGAAAACTATGACAGAAATAAAAATAACTTTTAAAAGGAATTCTAGTAACAAATTCGATTTTAAAGCAGTTCAAAACGAAAACATTATATTTTCAAAAGTATACTCACCTAAAGAATCAGACAATCAGCACATTATGGGTGAGGCTTTAGCTAAAACTATGCAAGAGTGGGCAGATAAAGAAATAGAACGTGACCCAGAATTTAAGTGGCATAGCTTTGAAGAATTTAAGGAGTGGGCAGGAAATGTACAATTAAGGAAAGTGGCAGTTAAAAAGTATCAAAGTATCGTTTATTAGGATATTAGCATGAAAATCTTCCAAGCATATCCGACTAAAAAAGCAGGCAATGAAATCATATTTAGGTTTGAAAATGATGAGTCGGCAAATAAATTTATGGCAACTTATCAGTTGTTTAAACAAACATTGGTTGAAATACAAGTCAGAGACGACCGTGAGATTAGCGCGCAACAACGCAAGTTCATCTACGCCCTGTTCCGTGACATCTCTAACTGGTCAGGTGATATGCCTGAATACGTCAAGCAATTATTCAAGATGTGGTTTGAGGAATGGAGAGACGTTGATGAATTCTCATTGAGAGATGTTGAAAAGTCAGTAGCTGCTGAACTCATCACATTCATGTTGGACTTCGTGGCCGAGCATGATGTGCCATTGAAATTTAAGCCACTAGATGCACTTGAACCAGATGATATTAGCCATTGGGAGTATATGGCACTGATTAATGGTTTCGATGTTATCGACGGTTCAAAGCCGGTTGAGTTAGCTCATGGCGAACACGCAGTCGGTATGGGACGTGACAGAAACGCCATTAGCAATGTTGGCAACACGGTGTTTAGTTTAAGCCATGCGCACCATATGGAGTTGCACGGTATTGGATTACCAGAATTTAAAAGCAAGTATCACATTAATGGTGTGTTGGTCACACCTGAAATATTGAAAGAATTAGAAAGCAGAGGAAGACGCTTTGGCAAATAATAAGATAATTGCCAGCATTTAGCTCATATTAAGCGATTAAATAGTTGTTTGGTATAAATAGACGTTTGAAGTTTTAAACGTCTTAGAAAGGACGAGAGGGCGTTATTATGATATTCGAGTTTTTCATCGAACCACAACAGCAAGAACGACCCAGAGCAGTCAGATTTGGCAACGGCGTGAGAATGTACGATCCAAAAAAGACTAAATTGTACAAAGATACGCTCGGACTGATAGCGCGTTCTGAAACCAAAAAGCGTGGGTATGAAATGCCACAAGGTGCATTATCAGTCAGTATGACGTTTGTCAGGTCAATACCTAAGTCATTTACCGCTAAGCAGAGACAGATGGCGATTGACGGCGAACTATTACCACGTAAGAAACCAGACTTGAGCAACTTTGTGAAAAGCACAGAAGATGCGCTAAATGGCATTCTTTGGGAAGACGATAACGCAATCGTGCAAGGCATTAACAGCAAAGTTTATGGCTTGCAACCCAGAGTGATTGTAGATGTGCAAGTGATTAACAATAATAAATTTTAGTCAGGAGGTTGAAACATGAATACAAGGCAGCAAGATATTGTTATCTCACGTAAGGAAGCGATTGAGTATTACGCGCACTCAAAATACAACTCGCACATTGGTCGTGTTGTGGCGAAAGGTATGTTAGATCTTGATTACACTTACTCACAGTTAGCTAAGATATCAGGATTAAAAGACAGCACCAATGTCAGATTAATTGTTCGCGGTCAGCGACGTGATCCACAATTTAGTTCAGTGGTGAAGTTAGCTAAGGCACTTGATTTGAGTTTAGATAAGTTTTTGGAGGATTGAATATGAAACAAGAAGACATCATGTATTTGCAAATGGTTCTTGGCAAGCATATGGCAGAAATGTGGATCGATATCAATGATAAAAATAATCCAGCTGAAGCTGTCGTGCAGCAAGTTACGATCAACGGCGAAAGTTACAGCATGACTTTGAAAAAGGAGTGAGTATGAAAATAGTGTGGTCGCTTTTTGACAGTGGTAACTCATCTTATAAACGATCTATTGACAAATATTTCAATGATAAACTAAACAACTATTCGATCGGCATTGATAAATTAAACAAGAATTCTAATTTCATAAACTTAGATTTATCTAATTTCAAAGAGATATTCGGAGATACGAGTTTATTTGATACCTTAGATAAATTACCGAAACCAGATATTATATTGGCTAGTCCGCCATGTGAGAGTTTCTCGGTCGCAAGCGCGATGAGGGGTGGCAATAAATTCTACGTTTGGTCAGATGGCAATATGACACCATCAACAGCAAATAGGATCCTGTCTAAAAACGATACACCTTTTAAAAGTGACGTGGCGAAGGCTACGCTTACGAGGATCAATGGTGAGTTGTGCGCTTACAATACGCTTAGAATCATTAAGCGATATAAACCAGAAACGTGGGTTATCGAAAACCCACAATCGTCTAAGATTTGGTACTACATGGAGCACAATTACAATTTCGGTGGCATTGCCAATCTTGCTCATTACGCAAAATATGACATCAATTTTCCAAAAAAACCAACGACATTCATGTCTAATAAGTTCCTGTCATTAGCAACAATGACACCGGGTGATCAAGCTGATATTGTTATTGGTTCAAGGGGACAAGGGCGTAAGCAAATCAGAGATTACAATGAACGATCAAACATACCATTAGATTTAGTTAGGGATATTTTACAGCAAGTAATTTAGGAGGAATAAATATGACTGATTGGCGCAAGAAATTTATAGAAGATCTGCATGAATTTTTGAAAGGGAGACGAGATGGAAACTGAATGGCTATTTACGACTTTTCCAAATAGCAGGGGAGAAGTTACTGTTGTTTTGTGGGAGCGAGAAAAGTTTGAAGACGTTAAATTTGCAAGTAACTACCCGTTTGGTAGTGCGGTAACTCGCAGGTACACTAAAAACATTTCAGCAACTAGAGATAAATATTTATTAGAAGTCAATCTAGCTAAAGAGTTATTAATTAATGAGGCAAATATTTTCCCTGAAGATGTATTAAATTACGAAACATCATTGCCAGATTTTGATAACAAGGAAATGGTATTTGGAGATTGGGAGAAATAATGGCATATACATTTGATGAAGCAATAGAAGAATTAAGATTAGCAATACCAGAAAAATTTTATCAACCAACCATGCATGATATTGCAGTAATTTTGGAAACTCAAAATAAAGTTGTTGATTCTTTACGAAAAGAATATGCACCAACTGTTGAAATGACACAATCGCAATATGATGAACTATTTATGTTTAAGAGCAATTTTTCTTCAAAGCAATTAGTTACTGTTGTCGAGCGAAGTGAACCTTGGTGTTTTCTGGAAGAACTAAGTGCTAGATTGTGGGGGCATGAACAACATGCTCAAACTGATAAAAATATTGAAGATACCATGAAAGCTTACTTGTACCCAAAAAATATTAAGGTTATTGAGGAGGAGGCGAAATGAAAATATTGAGTTTACAAAGTATAGGGTTAGGCGCCACATTTTCAAACAGCTATGGAAACGGTATTAACGTTCCGTTCATATTAAAAGTAGGTTATCCATTATACGATGGTATAGATTTTAATTTAAAAGATAAAAATGGTAACGAAATCACTGTTACTAAAATCGAATTTGAACGTTTATATGCTGATATTGATGTTCTAAACCAAAGCGACAGTTACTTCGTCCACACATCAGACGGGCATATCCGATTGTTCCCAGCAGATAAGTACATTGCAGAATGGGGTGAATAATGTACAAAGTTAAAATTGCAGGTCAAGTAAATAAATCATTTAGCAAACTAAAACAGGCGCTGCAATATGCAGATGAATGCAATGAAAAATTCGGTAGAAATTATGCCGTTGTCGTGTGGTAAGGGAGAATAATAATGACAGATAAAAAAGTATACGCATGGGCTTATAAAGATTTTTCAGGTAATTTTCAAGTAAACACTTTAATACCAATTGATAATTTGGACAACTTCGAGCCTTTATATTCAATCGAAGAAGTACAATACGTGATCGAACATAATGAATTGCCTAAAAGACCAGTAGCGTGGGTACGTTGGAACGATGGAGATGAACATAAACGTGCCTATCCAGACGCTATAACTGGTGGTATGCGATGGGAAAATACCGTAATAGTTTGCACAGCAGATGAGTTGCTGAATGAACTGCAAAAGGAGATTTAACATGAGTGAAGAAATTGAACCGGTAGCATGGCTAGTTAGTCAAGAACCATTATCATCTGTTCAATATGTGACTGACGAAAAACCATTAGGATTAGATGATAAAAGAGTTTTTCCATTATACACCAAGGAACAACTTCAATCACGGGTGAAGATGACACAGGCAGAATTTGATGAGTTCCAAAAATTAGTCGAACAAGAATATGATTTATACTCTGCAATATCTGAAATTGGAGATACAAATTTGTGTCCTAATTTATATGACAGATTATTCGGATCCGTTGATAATAAGAGTAAACAAAATGAATTTGCTGTTTTATGGGCGAATTTCGAAGAATTTGAACCGCAAAAAACGATTGAAATTATTCCAGAAAAGAAGTGGTTTGTTAGGTTAATTCCAACAATACCAACTGGAGACGATGATATATACCTAGATAGTGAACGGATTGTATCGCCTGACTATCATTCTCCCAAAAAAGCTGCAGCTACATTTGACACCAAAGAGCAGGCAGATGAGTGGACTAATCCACTAACAGAGTCAGTGTTACTACCAGTAGGAGATGAGTGATATGTTTTTAAACTTATTGAAATCGTTTCTAGTTGGTGTCATTTCATATTCATTAGCTGAGTTATGGCTTAATTGGGGTGATTTACCACCTACGATTAAAACACCTGGTGTTGCGTATGGATTAAATGTAGTCATGTTAATATTTTGGATTACATCTTTTGTGATTAGTGAAAAATCAAGAAGAGATCATGAATAATTAAAGGAGTGACATGGCAGATAGAATTGATACACCAGTATTAGATATGACTGCTGGTAGTCGTATGATGTGGTTTGACAAACATAACCAATTGGCAACGTTTGTAGACAAGCGCCATGTCCATGAAGAACTGCCAACTGGTCATGTCATTGATGTTAACCCAGATGTACTTGCAGATTGGACATTAGGGCTACCATTTGAAGATGAAACATACAACCTTGTATTGTTTGACCCACCTCACTTGATACATGCCGGAGATAACAGTTGGTTGGCCAAGAAGTATGGAACATTAGATTCCGATAATTGGCAAGAGATAATCAAGCTTGGGTTTGATGAGGGCATGCGTGTATTGAAAGAGAATGGCACGCTGGTGTTCAAATGGAACGATAGTCAAATACCATTACCAGATATATTAGATGTAATTGGTCAGCAACCGTTGTTTGGTCAGAAAAGTCAGAAAACACATTGGTTAGTATTCATGAAAGCGTAGGTTAGTTAAGTGGCAGATAGAATTGACAGACTGTTGTCCGATTATTATTCAGGTCGGTTACAGAATAAAGTTACTGATAGAATAATTGAAATCGAAACGTCGACTAATAATGATGAGAATATCGGCGGTGGTCGTGCACAAAACAAACATTCTAGACCTGTTGACGATATGATTATCAAAAAAGAGCAAGACGTTGTGCTTAATAAATGTCGTGCTGACTTAAACTATGCAACTAGATTGGTAAGAAGAATTGAAGATTCGTTCGATCCAGATGTACGCAATGTCGTTAAATTTCATTTTGACAAACGATTAGGTCAAGACTGGTTGGCGATTGAATCATTAACTGGAATCGGCACACGTCAAGGTCAACGTTACGTCAACTGGTTCAAAAGAGAAGTTGGCAACGTATTCTGGTATGACAAGGGTAAGGAGCAAGCTACAAATTTTATCAAGAAAGAGGCGACTATGGATGATTTAGCTGAAATAACGTCGCTTATCAAAAATAGACTTAAGACTGTGGATAACTAATAGTGCTAAAATGACGTCGCTTTTATGTCGCGAATTGGCTTAAAAACAGTGCGATAATGGTAGTATCGAAGAATTACGAAGAGCACATCTTGCAGGAACAAGTCAGTGTTCTGGTTAAATAGATAGATTGGAATATCTATCATTGTGTGGGTGTCGTCTGGATAAACAATGCCGGATGTCAATGGGACGCCGAGGATAAGCAGGTTCGATTCCTGCCACCCACATTGCTAGCCAAGGAAGACGGTCTAGTAGGTCTGTATCTGTTAATGAGTGGAAACGCTCGTACATATAAAGAACAACACGTAGTCATCACTTAGATGTGAACAGATACGCTCTGACGATTGCGTTTTTACATTTCCAGGTATACAAAAAGCGGTTCGTTCATATAAAGTGCTTGCGCAGAGACTTAATGTTCAGTTCATAAGATATTGCATACTGGTCAGATGTCGATTTCTAACTGTTGGTGGTAAATTCAGTTAGATGTACATAGTGACTGTTTCCATTTTGGAAATAACCACATCATCACACCTTAACGGGTGTTTTTTTATTGGAGTGAATTATGAATGATGAAGAATTAATACGAGAGCAACGGCAGCGCAATAGGCATATACGCGATGCCACAAATATCAATATGAAACATGCAGACAAGATCAAGCGTGAGAGCGTAGCACGGCATGCAAGAGCGCGTGTGCAGATTAGAGCTGAAGTTGTGGATAACCGTAATATTGATTACAAGAGCCACATGGCGTGGTTGAGGAGATAATATGAGTATTTCAATTGATCCAATACAAATAGAAAACATTAATCAGATAGTGAAGTTAACTGGTAATCAGGCTAAAACTGGCTGCCAAATAACTGATTTAACCCTTGAAATAGCTGATTTAAATACCAAAATCGAAGAACAAAGGTGTATCAGCAAGCATAACTATGATTTAGTATGCGGTGAGTTGTACAAGCTGCGAATTGAAAATAAAGATTTGAAGATGGCACATAAGCAGTTGGAACAGTTTGTGTACATTTCATCTGTATTAATTATTCTAATGATTACAGCCGTTGCTGTTATTTTGCAGTTTTCAAATTAAAAGGAGAGAAGTCATGAAAGAAATTAAATTATTAAATGGAACTGGTATTGAAGTTACAAAAGATGGTGTTCTGCTTAAGGGAAATAGCATTTCGTTTGAAACTGATGATGTCAGTGTGGTTGTGATAAAGGATGGTAATAAGTTTTCAGTCTCGCAAAGTGATGGTCACGGACTGGAATCAACCATTGATACTATTGATGACGAAGACGTTAAAGTTACAGATACTACACACGTGTCAACTAATCGTGAACTAGAGGTATGGCTAAGTTCAATTAAATCACAGGTAACGAGCATTGCGGATAAGGTATCAAAGCTTGAAGCAAAGACATCAGGCGATAAGAAGCGCAACCGTATTTTTTCTGGACTTTAACATGGCACGAGTAAGACGTTGTAAAGCAGTTGGCTGTTTCAATATGGTTGAGTTACCAAAACATTATTGTGCTAAGCATTCAGATCAAGAGCGTGTGTATGTGCCAAGAGATAAGCAGGCAACGCATAGATACAATACTGTTACTAGAAATAGGGACGATGATAAGCGCGATCAGTACAACTTCTATCGCACCAAGCAATGGGTTCAGTTAAGACAACTCATGCTAGATGAACAGCATTACTTGTGTCAGTACTGCAAGATAGACGGTAGAGTTGTTGTTGGTAAGACAGTTGATCATATCGTGCCAATGGAGTTCTCACCTAATGATAAGGCAAGCACAGATAACCTAGCGGTCACGTGCAGTAGATGCCATACCATTAAGACTAAGTGGGAGCGCTCATACTACGGCACAGGTCAAGGCAACACATTGAAGCGTGTTAGTCCAGTGAGAAGTATGGCGATGGTTAATAGGTTGATGAAAGGTAAATGATGATGAATAAAGATAGTTCTTTGCTTAATAGAAAAAGATTACTAATTAAGTTCAAGCCAGATACGATAGCTATATATGGCAATGATACAAAGGTTGTAACTGTCGTTGTATCTAAAAAGCGCTGATGTGAGGTAAGCAATATGCAACAAGGACATTTGAGACATAAGCAGTTGAAACGTTCGAGACACGAAATGCGTGTTCATAATGACATAAAGTTTCGTGAAGCGGTAATCAGAAATATGATTGATGGTTTAAACGCCGTTGGTAAAGCAGCTTATAAAAGTATGGTCGATCTTGAAATTGATACTTATTTGAAATTTAAACACCCCCGCCCCTTGTTGACAGAATAGAGAGCACACACATATAAAAAGCATGTAAAAATGTTCATTTTTTAAACTTTTAGGGTAGGGGGGGACTTGACAAGAAAGGAGGCAGTTATCATTGGTCAAAAAGTCCGACAAGTATGTTAACGACGGGAACCTATCGTACCGCGCCCCTGACTACTTAGGTGACTTGTCAAGTCGTCTCTGGCGTAAGGTTACCGTATTTTTAGAAGAAAATTCAGCAGTTAATCGTATTGATACTAATTTGGTTGAAATGTATTGCACGCAGTATGAAATATATAGGCATGCATATGATCACATCAAAGAAAATGGTGAAGTTCAAGCAATTTATAAGCCCGTCCAAGACTTTGAGGGAACAATTATTGACAAGTCATTTCAAGGGTTTAGGCGTAACCCTATGACGAACATATATAGTGACTCAATTAAGAACTTGACTAAGATAGGTTCTGAATTAGGGTTATCACCGAAGAGCCGTTCTGAACTATTAGAATTGGCTAGAGTGGAATCGACAGACGATAAGAGTTCGTCTGCACAAATGAAGGAGTTTTTTAGCGATGAATAAGATTGATTTAACAATAAATCATGACGTTATTGGCGTTTACCATTCCATTGATTTTTCTTATTTGAGAATGAAGTATCACGATGCAGGTACCAGATACGCCTTTGATGTATTAGATGAAAAAATTCAGCAAGGGTATTTTATTAAGTTGGCAGCATTTAGACATTTACGCGATTTGCAAAGACAAGGTGATTCAGAATTTCCATATAATTATTCCGTTAAGCAAGCAAACAACATTCTTAAATTTGCAAGCATATGCCCTAATGTCGATACTGGTGAACCAACGAAGTTGATGGACTGGCAAGAGTTTATTCTTACTCAAATGATAGGTTGGCGAAACGTAGACGGTGGCAAACGATTTAGTCGTGTCATCGTTTCTGTTGCGCGTGGTCAAGGAAAGACATATATGATGGCTATTGTTCAATCATATTCATTCTTGGTTGAAACCATAGGATTAGAGAACCAAGACTTCTTAGTTTCTTCAATCAATTTTAAGCAGACAAATAAATTATTTGGTTATATTAAAAGCATGATGCAGAAATTAATTAGTGAAGCACCATTTAAAGATTATGCAGCAGAAGTAGGTCTTGTGATACAAACTGACCAAATAATCATGAAGAAAAAGAATAATGTTATGCGTGCCATTTCTCATGAATCAGGTCAGTATGATAGCTTTCATTTTACGACTGCAATTGTTGATGAAATAGGCGAAATAAAAAGTCGAGATAAAATTTCTAAAATAATATCAGGACAGGTTAAGGTTAAGAACCGCCAGTTTATTCAAATTTCAACGTCTTATCCAGATTCAACTGTTCCGTTTCACGAAGACCAGAAGATGGTTCAGCAAGCAATGGAACAAGACTGGAATAGAGATGCTGATAGTTATCTGGGATTAATATGGGCTAATGACAGTCTTGATGAAACTTTTAAACCGGAAACTTGGATAAAAAGTAATCCGTTGCTTGGGCTATCGAGCGAAGAAGGTGTTCTAACTCAAGGCCTTACTGATAAGAGAGATAGCGATTTACTAGCCGGAACGATTAACGACTTCCAAAACAAAAACTTGAACATGTGGCTACAAGAATCAACTAATAGTTTCTTGAAATTGTCTGATGTTGGGCGTGCCGTTATTTCAAAATTCGATATTATCGGTAAACAAGTATACATTGGCTATGATTATTCAATGTTTAGTGACAACACTGCTATTTCGTTCGTCTATCCCTATCGTGATAAAAACGGTAATAAGCGTTGGCACGTTCAGCAGCACTCATTTATCCCTTGGGAAAAGGCAGGCAGTATTGAAGCTAAAGAAAAGCAGGACGGCATCAACTATCGCGAGCTTTCAAAATTAGGATACTGCACAATAACATCACACCCACAAGGTTTGATTAATGACGATCAAGTATATCAATGGTTATTAGGTTATGTGGAAGACAACTCATTAGATGTTGTCTTTTTTGGTTACGACGCATGGGGTGCTACGCCTGTTATCAAACAGCTTGAACTAAATACCTCTTGGAATTTGATGGCGATTAGACAACGAACAAGTGAGTTGAAAGACCCCACAAAATTCTTGCAATCGGCGTTTGTTGAGAGTTCTATTACACGATTAGATGACAAAATCATGGAAAAAGCGCTGTTAAACGCTCAAATTATTGAAGATAAGATAGGTATTCAAGTTGATAAAGCTAAGGCAACCTTAAAAATAGATGTTGTTGATGCCATTATTGATGCCCTGTATCAAGGAATGATACATTTTGAAGACTATTCAGATGTCAACGATCCTGATAAACAGGTCGAGCGTATGACATCTGCTGAAATTGAGGCATGGTTTATGAACCCAGAATCGGGATTGTTAGGAGATTATGATGATATTTAAACGATTATTTCCGCTAATTTGGCGGATATTTGATTTATTGTGTTACGTTTCAGCGTTAATCGCTTTGAATTGGGCAATGTTCAGTATTAATAAGGTAGCCGGTGCATTAGCATTGGCTTTTTCTTTTTTACTAGCTGGACTAGCTAGTGAATCGTTAACACCGAAAGGGGGTGATTAATTGCCATTATTCAACTTTCAAAACGGCTTGATTGTTGGTGGTGGAAGTGAAATTGGCTTTGATGATGCTGAAATCGTTAACTTTTTGAATCCGGGAGCAAAAAATGATTACGTTAGTGCTGATACAGCATTGCGTAATTCTGATATTTACTCAACCGTCTTTCAATTAAGCGCTGATTTAGCTTCGTCTAAGCTGATTACAAGCAATTCTCGTAATCAGGGTATGCTCAATAGTCCAACTACGTGGTCGAACGCTTACAGCTTCTGGCAAGCGGTGTATAGCCAATTGTTATTAGGCGGTGAGGCGTTTATTTATCGTTGGCGAAACCAAAACGGTATCGATGTTCGTTGGGAATATTTACGGCCAAGTCAGGTAAGCGTATTTCCACTGAACGATTATTCTGGCCTGTACTACAATGCTACGTTTGATTCGCCGCTAGTCGGCGTTAAACAAAGTATCCCATCAAATGACATGATCCATTTTAGATTACTTAGTCAGAATGGTGGCGCAACTGGTATTAGCCCATTGAGATCATTAGCTAGTGAATTGCAAATCAAGGATTCGTCAAATAAATTGACAATTAACGCCTTGGCCAAGTCTGTGTTGACGCCCGGAATTTTAAAAATACAAGGAAACGGTAAGCTTAATTCAAAAATTAAGACAGCGCGGTCTCGCGAGTTTATGAACCAAATAAACAAATCAAATGGCGGGCCAGTTGTGACAGATTCACTTGAAGAATACACGCCACTTGAAATTAAAGGGGATGTTTCCAAACTGTTGTCGCAAACGGATTGGACTTCAAGGCAAATTGCTAAAGCTTATGGCGTTCCGGATACTGTTTTGAACGGAAAAGGCGATCAACAGAGTTCATTAGCAATGATTGGTGGCGAGTATGCTAAGGCACTCATGAGGTTTGGTAATGCCATTACTGGTGAACTATCAGCTAAGCAGTCATCAGTTGTGACAATGGATATTAAGCCAGCTATTGACCCTGTAAACGATGATTACACGACTAACATTGACAACTTCAAGAAATCAGGTGTCCTTGCTTCTAATCAAGCAGTGTGGGCACTACAACAAACGGGCTACCTGCCGGAAAACATGCCCGAACCAAAAAATGATATTCCGGCACAAAAAACAGAAGGGAGTGATGTAATTGAAAACAATTGATATGAAAGGCGATGTCGTTGATGATATGACGGCTATGTTTTATGATTTTTTCGGTATTGCTTGCATTTCACCTGGTGCTGTCGCTAAAATTCTTAACGATGAAAATGATCCAGATAAACCAGATAGCGATGTAGAAGTAAATATTTCTTCTGGCGGTGGTGATGTTTTTGCTGGTAGCGAAATATACACCATGTTACGGCAATCAAAAGCAAACGTCATGGTAAACATCCAAGGCATAGCTGCCAGTGCAGCAAGTGTTATTGCCATGGCTGGTGACACGGTTAAAATATCGCCATCGGCTCAAATAATGATTCATCAAGCTGCTAGTTATGGTGGAGGTAATAAAGATGATTTAGCGCATGAAATAGATGTATTAGATGGTATTGATAAATCCATTGCTAATGTTTATGAGGCTAAAACAGGCATTGATCAAGGCGATTTATTGAATTTAATGGCACAAGAAACGTGGTTAGGTGCTAAAGATGCAGTAGATAAAGGTTTTGCTGACGAAATCATGTTCGTTGACGAAAAGCAGCCTGCTTTTGCCAATTCATCTGCTAATATCGTGCCAAAATCAGCCGTAAATAAGCTGATGAATTTAATCAACAAGTCCGAAAAGACTGAAAAACTAAATAATGAAACTAAAAAAAGTCAACCTACTAGCGATCTAAAGCAAAGTAAGTTGGCTATTTTATTGCAGAAAAATAAGGAGAATCAATAAATGACAGCAACAATTAATGATTTAAATGAACAATGGGTTGCAAAGGGACAAGAAGTTTCGGATTTGCAAAACCAAGCACAGTTGATGGTAAATGATGATGACGTATCAACGGAAGACATTACTAATATTCAATCAAAAATTATTAATGCCATTGCCAAGCGTGACTTAGCACATGAAAATTTGGTATCAGCTCAAGCTGAAAATGTCTTAGCTGCTAAGGAACCAGTTAGGCCGCTAACCGAACCAGAAAACAATTTGAAAGATAAGTTTGTTAATGAATTTATTGGAATGGTTAAGGGCGATCCGCAGATTGTTAATCAAGTCAGCTCAAGTTTAGATGAATCTGGTAATGGTATTGGTTTGACTATTCCAGCAGATATTCAAACTGCTATTAACACCTTGAAACGCCAATACGATTCACTAGAACAATACGTGAACGTTGAAAGTGTTTCAACTCCAAGTGGATCACGAGTTTACGAAAAGTGGTCTGATGTTACGCCACTTAAAAATCTTGATGCAGAAGATGAAACGATTGGCGATAACGATGATCCAACATTAATGACTATCAAATATCTAATTAAGCGATATGGCGGAATTACAACCGTTACAAATACGCTGTTGAAAGATACTGCTGAAAACATCTTGGCATGGTTGTCTGGCTGGATCGCCAAGAAAGTTGTTGTAACACGTAATAATGCCATTATTTCTGTTATGAGCGCTGTTCCAAAAAAGCCAACAATTGCTAAATTTGATGATGTTAAAGACATTGTTTCAACTGGAGTTGATCCAGCTGTTGCCACAACATCATTCTTCTTGACCAACGTGTCTGGATTAGCAGCCTTGAATAAGGTTAAAGATGCAATGGGTAACTATTTATTGCAACCAGATCCAACACAATCAGATGTCAAAGTGATTGATGGTAAGGCAGTTAGAGTTGTTGCAGATCGTTGGTTACCAGATACAGCTGGCGCACACCCACTTTATTTTGGAGATTTAAAACAAGCTGCTACTTTGTTCGATCGTGAACAGATGTCGCTATTGTCAACTAATATTGGCGCTGGCGCGTTTGAAAAAGACTTGACAAAAATCCGTGTTATTGACCGGTTCGATGTGACTGCAACCGACACAGAAGCGTTTGTTGCTGGATCGTTCAAGGCTATCGCAGACCAAACGGCTAATTTTGTAGCGGCACCAGCACAGCCTTAAATAAACTAAATCGCCTAAGAAACAAACAATACATTTCAACGAGGTATTGAACCCAAGAAGTGGGCGGTTATTAAGGGGGTCAAATGACAGTTGAATTAGCAGATTTAAAAATATCTCTAAGGATTGACAGTTCAGCAGATGATAAATTGTTAGATGGCTATATTTTAGCAGCTGGAAACTATGTTAAAAACGCTATAGGTACTGATGAACCTGATTTTTATAATGATTTAACGGTAGCACCGCTGTTTGACGTCGCTGTAATCGCATTGGCAAGTGGATACTATACTTTCAGGACCTCATTGTCGTTAGTCCAGTCGTTCCCTGTTGATTTAGCAACTGATTCTATCATTACGCAATTAAGGGGCGTTTACGCTCAATACATTGCTGATAAGGGGGCGTTTGATGGCGATAGATCCACTTGAATTTAACGAACGCGCAGATTTTGGTAATTATCAAGTTGGCGATTATGACGATAACGGTAATCCAACTAAGACTTTTGTTCCTGATTTTTCACGATGGTTTGGCTATCAAATGCAGAACCAGATACAAAAATATACTTTGATGGGTAATGGAATTACCGATAATATAGTAATTTCAATTAGGCATGACCCGCTTGTTAAAGAAGAGATGGCTGCAAGAATAAACGAAGATTTATTCATCATAAAAGTTAATAACTCTGATAAACGCGCAGCTCGTGAAACGTTTGATTTACTCACATTGCAAAGGATTGAAAAACCCTAATGGATGATTTTGAGAAACAGATGAACGCGATGCTTTCTAAAGCTGGTGGACTTGTAAATCTAACTATTGAAGAACGTGAAGAAGTTACGCAAGCCGAGGCTGATGTTCTCAAAGATGAAATTTCGACAGCAACCAAGGCAGCAGGTCATTACAACCCTGATCGTAAAGAGGGCGACATGAAGCATTTAGCTGATTCTGTTGTCATTGGGAATTTAGATGGCACTAAGTTAGATGGTAATACAGCTGTTGGATTTTCAACCAAAGATGCTAACCATGCTCGTATTGCTAGATTTATAAATGATGGTACATCTAAGATGCCAGGAGACTCATTTTATGATAAGGCAGTAGTTGCTGCAAAACCAAAAGTTTTCGAAGCAGGTAGTAAAAAGTTAGCAGACATACAAGAAAGGAAGTCTAAGATGTGACAACCTTAATGGACGCGTATAGGCTTATTAAAGCCAATGAAACGTTTGCTGATGCCGTGTACGCTAAAAAGTTAGATCAAACTAAAATTAAGCCAAATCAAACATTCATATTGGTTAGAGACAGCACACAGGAGTTGTCTAGTTTTGGTAGCGACACATTTGTTGAAATGGAATATGCAATTCAAGTGCAAATATTCTACTCAACTAGTCCGGTTACGTTTGATTATGACGATGTCGAAATAAAACTAATGAAAGCTTTGGAAAATAAAGGGTTTCGTATTCAAACTGTTCGCGGTAGATTACAAGACCCTGATACATTTCAAGATTTTCAAACAATAATAATTTCAAAAACAAAGGAGACTATTTAATGGCAACAATGGGAATTAAAAACATCAAAATGGCACTTGTTGATAAAAACGGTGTTGTGATCACAGGGGCTAATGGTATTTTAAAAAATGCTGAAGATACAACTGGTATTTTCACAGCTGATCAAGATACTTCTAAAGGTGTTGCTTCAGTAGCGCTATCTGGTTTAGTTGGTACAGTCACTCCGGTATGGGGATCAGATATGCTTACATACCAATCATCTGGTAAGGGAACGCCATCAAGCGTGTTAACAATTAATGACTTACCAAACATTGTTAAACAAGCAATTTTAGGCAACAAGCCAGATGGTAAAGGCGGATTCAAAATTTCTGGTAAATCCGATTCTAACAATCTTGTTGCGTTTTTGGCAGAATCACGTGAAGCATTCGATGATGATGCACCTGTCTATGTTGGCATGTATATGGGGATTGCTTCCGAAGCATCAATTACTATGGGAACGAATAACACTAATGACACTCGAAACACTGATGTATTAACTATTGCAGCACAAGAACGAGGGATTGATTCTTTTGGAGATCACTACTTCAGTGATGCACCAAGCTTTGATGAAACTGATATGTTAACTAATATTTTCAAAACATCAACAACACCAGCACCTGGTCAATAAAATTAGGGCGTTGAACCCGAAGACACTAGAAATAGTGTCTTTTTATTATGTCCCAAATATGGGGCACTACAAATATAAAAGAGGAAAACAAAAATGACGGTGAAAATTAACATAAAACAAGAATTAGGAATTTCAAAAGCGGTTGAAGTTAAAGAATCCAACAAGAACATTCGTGCCACTTGGGAGCTTCAAAAAATGATGGCCAAGCTGTCGATTGATCAAGAAACAACCGATGAAACACCAGAAGCGTTTGAAAAAATGATTGATATGATGTTGGATATCCAAGATAAAACGATCACTTATATCGTTAATATTTTGAAACTTGATGAAAAAGCTTCTGACAAGTTAGAAGATCTTGAATTCAACGAAACAATGGCATTCGCCGTGCGAATTAGTTCTGAATTATTGCACATTGAAGCTAAACCAACTACGGAATCTGAAACGGGTTTAGAGGATTAAAAGAGCGCTATAAGTTACTAGATAAGGCAATACAAGATTTTGATTTCAATGAAAAAAGTGTGTTAGAAAATTTGCATATCATGCCGAGTGTATTTGAAGAAGAAGATTTTTACCGTTTAAACGAGGTATTAAGTGCCTTGCCGGCAGAAGACCGTGTTAAAACAGGTCGTGATTTCTTGAGTGATCTAGGAATCACAGAAGAGAATACCACGAACAAATTTTAACGAAAGGAGGTAAAAAATGGCACAAATCACAAATGTAATGGCTAATAATTTAACGCTTGATGTTAGTAGCGCTCAAAGCTCATTACGGGAATTGACTTCTACCGTTAAGGACTCAACAAACGAGTGGAAGATACAAGAGGCGCAACTCAAATCATCAGGCGATGCTGCTAATGCATCTAAGGCAAGATATGAGGGCTTGCAGCAAACGTTAGAGGCGCAAAAGACGAAAGTTGATTCGTTGAAACAAGCGCTGAATAATAACAACACCGAAACTAAGAAAGGTCAAGAACTACAGACTTTTCTTACTAATGAGTTGGCTAAGGCTGAACGTCAATACTCAAGCTACCAAGGACAGCTAGATAAGGCAACACAATCTTACAAATATCAAGAATCTGGACTTGCTGAACTCAATAAAGAGCTTAAACACGGCAATGAATTAACAGATGCCCGCGTTCAAAAACTTGAAGCTGAGGGTCGTACAGAAGAAGCGGCTAAGGTTAAACTTGATGGATTAAAGACTACTCAAGAAAACTATACCAAGCAGCTTAAAATTCAACAAGACGAGCTGAAAACATTATCTGATAGTGGCGATAAGTCAAGTGAAAGCTACAAACGTCAAGCGTTACGCGTTGAGCAAATGGGCGCTAAGTTGGCTGAAACAACACGTGATATTAAAGATTTCAACCACACGGACATTAAACCGGAAACATCAGGTATTGGACGAGTTAGAGGTCAGCTTGAACAACTCAATAATAGTTTAGAGGGAACTAGAAGTAGATTTAAGACTATTTTTCTTGGAAACTTAGTAGCTAATGGGGTTACGAGCATGCTTAGCTCGGTTAAGAGTCATTTTACAGGTGCCATAGAAGCCGGAGTTGCTTATAATAAGCAAATGGAAAATGTCAAGATAGGTCTTGATAACTTTACGAATAGTAATGCTGATTTAACTGATAAATTATTGAATAATATTAAATCTGTTAAAGAGAGTTCAGGATACGCTACTGATACCGTTACTCTTTTGACAAAAAAGACATATGGATTAACAAAGTCAGCAGACGGTGCCAAAGAATTAACAGATGCATTTACTAACCTTGGACGTGCAACTGGTAAATCTGATGAAGGATTACAAGGTTTGGTGACAAAACTGTTCCAAGCCAACGCAAGTGGAAAAATTACATCAGGTGCATTAACTAAGTTAAACAAGGATTTACCGGGATTTACTGATACATTAGGTAAGAATTTAAATGTTACACGTGAACAACTAGGTAAATTAGCTTCTGACGGAAAACTTAAAATGTCTGATCTTGGCAATGCGATTAAGACAATGTCCGATAGTAAACCTCAAGGTCTTGAAAATTATTATAAAACGGTAGACGGATTTACTAACCATTTCGAAGAGCGATATAAAAGTTTGTCCGGTAAAATAACGGAAGGATTTTTTGCACAAAGTAATGGCTTATTGGCTAGTGTTTCTAAATCATTAGACGGAAAAGATGTCGATAAATCGTTTAATCGTATGGGAGATAGTGCTAACAAGGCAGTTAATACTATTTTCAAAGCATTTAGTTCTACATTTAAGGGATCAAAAACAAATCCAATTGCTGATGTCGCAAATTTCACAGCTGATAGTATTGAAAAACTTGGCAATTTTGTTGCAAAACATGCCGAGGATATTAAATCCTTTTTCAAAATGATTAAAGAACTTGGAGCCACCGGGTTTAGCACCATGGGGACGACACTTAAAATAGCGCTACCGTTGCTTGATGAACTTGGAAAGTTTGCAACTAAGCACCCCACAACATTCAAGATATTAGCAGGTTCTATTTTAGGGCTTAACTTTGCGTTAAAAACTACATTAGGGACCATGGCATTGTTTGGAAAAGGCAAAGCCGTATTTGGTGCATTATCAGGGTTGATAATTAAACCTAAAGTAGATGGATCTGATGCTAAACGTGAATTAGGCGTTATTGGAAAATTAGCCAAGGGTATCGGAACAGGAGTTTGGTGGACTGCTAAGCTAGCAGGAAAAGCCGTGTGGAAGACATTGGAACTAATAGGTAGCGCTGTAGTTGGTGTTGGTAAAGGTCTATTATGGACAGCTAATTTAGCTTGGTCTGGTGTTAAAAAGTCATTGAGTTTGATAGGAACAGTCGGAAAAGCAACAGGTCGTGCCCTGAAATGGTCAGCAAGTATAGCTACCAAGGGTGCTAAGGTCGCTTTAACTGGTCTTCTGGCAACGGCTAAATTCACTGGAAACGGTATTAAATTAGCATTTAATTTCATGAAAGCTAATCCGCTCATACTATTAGTATCAGCTATTACGGCAGTTGTGGTGGCTTTTGTAGAACTTTACAAACATAATAAAAAGTTTCGCGATTTCGTTAACGGTCTTGTTAAGGGCGCTAAAGATTTCTTCGTTGGTATCGGAAAATGGTTTGGCCAAGCGTGGAAAGCGATAAGTAAATTCTTTGGTCAAATGTTAAATTTTCTAAAAAAAGACTGGAAGGAAGTATTACTACTTCTTGTCAATCCTTTTGCGGGCGCATTTGCTCTGCTCTACAAACATAATGACAAATTTAGAAAAAATGTTAATCAACTGGTCCAAGATGTCATTGGTTTCTTCAAAGATATGGGCAAGAATATATCTAATATATTCAACAGCATCAAGAACTTCATTGGTAACACCTTAGGTTCAATCAGCAAGACTTGGTCAAATGGTTGGAACGCCATTTACAATGTTCAAAAAGATATCTGGAACAGCATTATTAAGTTCATCTGGAGTGCTATCAATTCTGTCTTAGATACGATTAACAAAGTGTTAGGTTGGATAGGAAAGACCTGGTCAAATGGTTGGAATAATATATTTAACTTCTTCAAGAATACTTGGAACGGTATGAAGTCCTTTGGATCAGACGCCATCTGGTCAATCCATAATACATTTAGCAACATTTTAGGTAAGATTGGTAGCGTATTCAGTAGTACTTGGAAAGGTATTAAGAACGGTTTCAGTGACATGTGGGACGGCATGAAGAAACTTGCCGGAGATGGTATCAATGCTGTAATTCATATCCCTAACATGGGTATTGATGGTATTAACGGCTTGATTCACGATTTCGGTGGTCCTAAGAGTGCACTAGGTAAGATACCTAAGGTAGCATTTGCCAATGGTACTGGAACAATTGATAAGCTAACTCATGCAGTTCTTAATGACGGGAACGATAGCCCAGCTACAGGCAACAAAGAGGCTATTGTACACCCCAACGGTGAGTTTGAAATTGTACAGGGTAGAAATACTGGACGATTACTATTACCAGGCACAGAAGTTATTAAGGCTAGTGATTTAGCTAAGATAATGGGCCCTACACCGTTTGCCAATGGTACAGGGTTCTTGGGTTCCATCTGGGACGGCGTTAAGTCAGCAGGTAGTTGGGTAGGCAGGACCGCCGGTAATGCCTGGGACGGTATTAAAGACGCCACTGATAAGTTCACGAAGATGTTTGGCTTCATCACAGGAGCTATTGCACACCCCGTTAAGACACTTGAAAAGGTATTTAACCCAGTAGCAAGTGGTATGGGTTCAGTCATGAACGGTATTGGTGGTGGTGCATTTACCCACGTGAAAGATCAAGCCGTTGATTGGTGGCAGTCCTTATGGGGCATGGCTAATGATGAAGCTTCCGGTGGTTCTAATTCTGAACTGCTTAAACAGGTCATTAAATTGGGTACTGGTAAGCCATATGTTTGGGGTGCAGCCGGTCCTGATAGTTTCGACTGTTCAGGCCTTGTGGAATACGCCTTAAGTCAAATGGGTAAAGGTTTCCCTAAGTATTCGGGGGCGCAATTCAATGCCTCAGACGCAGTATCAGATCCCAAGAGTGGTGATTTAGCATTCTTCGGAGCAGGTGGAAGTGAGCACGTGGGTGTCTATGGCGGAAACGGCAAGATGTTTAGTGCCATGTCGCCAGGATCTAACCCTAATATTGGTTGGGCTAACATAAGTGATTGGTCAGAGCAATTAGCTGGTTATCACCGTGTGCCAGGGCTTAAGAGTGATGACACACAACAGTCATCTAACCCAATGAGTTCCTTAATTAAGTCACAAGTTGGTGGCATGTTCGACTGGATTAAGAAGTTTATTGCACCTACCCAAGAGTCAGCTAATCCAGCAGGTGATGGCGTTGGTAGGTGGTCAGGCGACGTTAAGAGAGCCTTAAGTCAACTAGGACTAAGTACATCTGATTCAATGGTATCTAAGATACTTAAACAGATACAAACGGAGTCAGGCGGTAATGCTGGTGCTATTGGTGGTAATGATGGCTTAGCAGACGGTAACGCGACTGGTTTGATGCAGGTTAAACCAGGAACATTTAATGCGTTTGCCCTTGCTGGTCATGGCAATATCATGAACGGTTACGACAACATGTTGGCAGGAATTAACTACGCTAAAAGCAGGTATGGCAATGACCTATCATTCTTAGGTCAGGGTCATGGATATGCTAATGGCGGCTTAATTACTAAGAACCAGATGATTGAAGTTGGTGAGGGCAACAAGCCGGAAATGATAATCCCGTTAGATGGCATGAAGTCATCACGTGGGTTTGAATTGTTAGGTAAGACAGCTGTAGCAATGGCTGGACGTGATGGTAAGTTGAATCAACCTACCGCTGATAATTCAGGGTTAGCTAATAAATTGGACACTATGATTGGTCTTTTGGCCAACCTAGTAACAGGTCAATCAAACCCTACACCAGCAGTTGTTAGTGCTAATCAAGCACAAGATGTACTCAATAAGCTAAAGCAAACAAATAATCGATCACAGCTCTTATACCAGGGCTAATAATAAATGAAAAAAGGACTTTTTAAGTCCTTTTTTCGTACATATAAAATAAAGGAGCAAACAATGGCAACTGATATTACTAATCAAACGTTACCTAACGACAATATTAAGGCACCTGATTCGAACTTTTCAAACGACACCAGTTTAAATGGTACTGAACCTAGTCAAATGGCGTACACAGAGCCAAGTGATGGGGCTAAACAATTAGCTGCAATTGACCAAGAAATTAAGGATAATTTGTACCCCGATCCAGAAGATGATGAATTTGTTGTAGGCAGAAATTATGACAATGGCGCTATTGGTGTTAATTCACGTGATTTAGGTATCATGGTTGGTCATGTGAGTTTGCCAATCACGCCAACAATTAGTGAGATGACTCAGAACGTTTCTGGAATGTATGGACAACGGTGGTTAGGTAATAATTACGGTGCCAAGGTATTCAATATCCCAGTAACAGTTATTGCAACTAGTGCCGATGAATATATCAAGAATGTCGAACAAATCAGTAATACCCTCATTCAAATTGGTAATACCGAAGTACCACTGGTGTTTGGAGCTTTTCCTGAACGGACTTATTACGGCCACTTCACGTCAATACCTGAACCAGCATACATTGGTCAAGGCGCATGGGACAGCACATTAACATTACAATTTACAGCTAGTGACCCACACGGTTACTTAGTATCTGAAATAGGACAAGCCGACAATCAAAATAAGCTAGATATCATGCCCTTGGGTAACGATATCGCTAAACCAATTTATCAGTTTAATTTCACAGCTGATAGCAATAATTTTGGTTACGTCAATTCAAAGGGTGAAAGTGTCTTCGTTGGGTTTGCCGATGATACCAACACGAAAGACCTTACGCCGCTAGTCTACAATGACCCAATGGAAGACCCAGCCACATTTACCAAGATTACTGATATGAGTACACAAAATTGGGCCTTGGCTAATGCTCAGGCTACCGCAGATGGTACGGTTGGCATATTTCAAGGTTTCGCGGTTCGTAACAATACTTTTTGGACAATCCCAAAAGATTACACGGGTCAAGCTACCATGTTTGGCAACGTATTACTCACTAAGAAGTTTAATGTTGGTGCAACAGGAGATTGGCGTGTCTCGACTAGAATGCAACACGCAAGATACTACAACCGCGCGTATCAACGTATTGAAGCCTATATATTAGGAACAGACGGCCATAAGATTGGGCGTATGGGTATGCGGGACTACGGCACAGGTGGACTAAATGAGGTCTATGTTCTCTTTGGGAAAACAGTGGCTGAGGAAGAAGCCAACCGCAAGAATGGGTTTGGTTATTCCGGTACAGGTAACACCGCATGGGCTAAGGCACAAATTAATCAAATGCCAGGGTTCGATGTGACACTTAATATTCAAACTGATGAACCAATCATGAGTGTGGATCGACAAGTAACGTTAGATTACACCCAAGTGTTGTATGACAGCTCCGGCTACGACTGGAACCAATGGAATACGCACAAACAAGATGCCACTAAATGGACACACACTACGCGCACGGTTGAAAAATGGAAGACACCACGTGACAGTTCAGGTAAGGCAACTGGTAAGCAAATTTACAGCAAAGAAGTTGAAATCGATAAGGTTGATAGTACGACCGTACCAATTAATAAGATTGTGGGTAATCATCAAGAACGGTTAAATTACGAAACCTATCGCGATTACAAACGGACAACATTAGTTTGGAACAGCGCCCAAGGTGAGAGCACCACATGGTCAACATGGCATGATGTGGGCTATTGGGATAAGGTCTGGAAATGGTGGACTAAGGACTATCAACGCGGCACAAATTGGGACAAGTCCAGCAACCGTGTCAATCAAGCAGGCTCAATCACTAGCCAATCTAAAGAACACGATTACAACGACCGCAGCGCATTAACTGATTTCTGGGGTAATTTCGTGTTAACAAAGATAGGCAGCACATTAGATATTAAGGTCCATGAGATTGGTGCTAATGGCTTGCAAACAAATAATGTCGTCCTTGATGAAACATTTAATATCCCTAATGGCTTTGATGCTAAGGTTGGTCAAATTGCTTATTTCTTCGGCAAGGCACCAATTCACGAAGATAAGATTACTAAGACAACACCTGCTAAGGACGACACACCAGCTAGTTATCAATATGTCAAAGGATATACTGATGATTTCATGTTCGTGAGCACATTATACGTTAATTCAATAACTACAGCAGACGCCATAAAAAAGGCGCATACAATTATTCATGCGGGCGATAGCGCCACGATTGATACGGAGACCGAAAATGTGTATATCAATGGTGCACTAGCTAATCAATATCTAAGCCCAGCAAGTACTTATCCGCTGCTTAAGGGTGGGTCACAGGAACAAATTAGTTTTTATCCTACCGCTGACAAGGCTAATGTTAAATACACTTATCGACCAGCAATGAAATAGAAAGGAGACTAATGGCATATACCGTTTTAAATGAAAGTTTACAAGTTAAGGGTAAGTTAACCCTTAATAACGGCCAAGGAAGTACCGCTTTTTTTTCGGATACAATAACCCAACAATTAGCTACCGACAATAGTAGTGACCCCACCAATTCAACAGCAATGGCATTCAATGAGTACGACAAGCAAGGGAATGCTAAGCAATGGGGACACTCATTAACAATTAGCGTTGAAGCTACTGATTTAGGTGCTAGTATCACAACAAATGATTACTTAATGTATTTCGATGATGTAAATAATCACTATTATTTAATGAAAGTAATTACTGCTGAAACAGACCGAAACAGCGGATTTGTTACCATATCAGGAATTAATACGGCAATTTATGAATTAGGTAAGCAGATTGTCAATGCTGAAACAACGTTTAAACAGGCTAATCTACAGACAGTCGTTAATGGACTATATAAAAATGCACCGTTTTCAGTCATTATCCAAGATGATTTAACTACCGTAATTGACTACACTGTTAGTGCAAATACCAGTTTACAAGCTGTATTACAGGATCTACAAACTAAATATAACGTGGACGTTGACAGCTGGATTGAATTAGATGAATCTGGTAATATATCCGACCGTATCATTTACTTCGGTCACATTGGCGGAGATAATGGGGAATTAATCCGTTATGGTGGTGCTAAAGGGTTTGAAAACATCAACGCCCAAGAGTTATCCGACACCATTTATACTAAGTTATACGTCACTGGATTAACTGATGATAAGAACCCAACTAAGGGTCACATTGGCAGTGTAAATAATGGCATGGAATATATTCTTGATGACGATGCTAATGCTAAACAATACGCGATTGGTGCTGGACAACAACAACCAGTGTACTTAGAGGGTAGTATTTCAAACACCTTACTAAGTGAGCCACAGGCCTTGCTAACATGGGCTAAAGCTCAAATGGGTATATTCAACCACCCTAGATTTAACTACACCGTGACACCATTACATGACCAAGTTGTTAGTATTGGCGACACGATAGCGGTTCAAGATTTCCATATTAAACCTGAAATACTGGTGACTAGTAAGGTTATTCAAAAGAGCACCTCATTTTCTAGCCCTGAAACTAACACATTCGTATTAGGTGAATTTTCTAGTATATTTACTGAAAATGCTAACAAGGGTGCTGGTGTTATTCAGCTTATCAAGAAGGACGTAACAGTTGTTCAAGAGGCAGCCGACAATGCCCGCGTAAGCGCAGAAGCAGCACATGAACAAGCTCTTCAGGCACAACAAGCAGCCATTAATGCGCAAACTACAGCAGATGGTAAGCTGGTGGCATTCACGGTTGATAGTATAGATGACCTACCCGCAACAGCTAATGAGGGTGACATTGCATGGGTCACATTAAGTGATGGTACCTACGGATACACCTATTTAAAAGGCAAGTGGGTTGAAGATATTAACCCAACCTTAGCTAAGAACATTACAGATGGTGTTACTTCAGCAGTTAATCAGGCTAAAGCCAACAGTACCGCTGATATTAAAGCTAATAATGATTTAATTAATCAAACAATTAACACGGTATCTAAACAACAAGCTAATAATGAGATTGATAAGCGCAATTTTGATACCAAAGCTCAATCAATGGTTGATAAAGGGGTGGCTGATGCCAAGGCAAATACACAAACTGTAGCGCAACAGACATTATCCAGTGCTAATGCCAATTTAGCTACAGCTCAGGCACAAATTGAAGCGGCTTACAAGTCAGCAGACGGCATTGTCAGCAAGAAAATTGATGATACAGCTACCAGTATTGGTACCACAATCAACCAAAATAAAACTGATGCAAATAATGGCATATCTGTTGCTCAATCTACAGCCCAACAAGCATTAGATGGACTAAAAGCTACGGTTAGTAAATCTGATTATGATGCCAAGACAAAAGACTTAACCACCAAAGTCGGAACTGCCCAATTAACAGCAGATCAGGCAACAACAACAATTGGTAATTATCAAAAGTCAAACGATGGACGTGTTTCGACTGCTGAAACAAATATCAAATCAAATAAAGATGCCATAGCTTTAACAGCCACTAAACAGGACTTAAACAGTGCTACCAGTACACTAAATACTAGTATTGGAGCGGTCAATGTTAAGGCTGATTCGGTTACTCAAACAGTGACAAGTTTGACTAGTCAAGTTAATACTTTAGGACAGACTAACCAAATTCATAACTCACAGTTAACACCCGATTTTTCAGGTTGGCATACAGGTAGCCCATGGGGAAAACCCCTTAACAATGAGTTTACAAAAGCAGGGGTTTCGGATTCCGATCCCTATGGTGCCGCGTATGTGTATCATGATTATGCCACTAGTGGTGAGTGGATATACTCTGATCCAGTAGATGTAGCTAGTAAATCAAAAGTAAGTATAGCAATAACCGCGGCGGTAATACAGGCCTTTACAGCAGGAGTACCACTAGCGTTGTACGTGTCTGGGTATGATAATGCTAGAAAGAAAGTTACTTCAACTGGTTATAACATACCTGTAAACCAACTGACGGGTAATTATACTCAATTTAAGCTTGAAAATATATCCCTAGACAATACTGTTTCGTATGTTTCCTTTACGTTAGCTTGGAACAATACACCTGGTAAAGTTTATATGGGAAAGCCAATGATGGTATTTGCGCCAACCGTTGGATCATATGTCCCAGGGTCATACAATAATAACGATAAAATAGCATTACAACAAATAACGATTGATGGTATTACCCAAACGGTCTCAACACAAGGCACCAATATTGATTCAGTCACTAAACGTGTTCAGACGGCTGAGGGTAATCTCTCCACCGCAACTAATCGCATTACTGGTGTAGAGTCTAAGCAAACTCAATTGTCAGGGCAATTCAATCAAGAAGTAACCGATCGTAAGAATGGGGATTCAACAACTCTATCTCAAGCAGCCACATACACTCAATCACAAGTCTCATCAGCAACCAGTGGACTTAATTCAACAATCACTCAAACAGCTAATGCTATTATTGCTAACATTGGTGCAAGTAACTTGTTCCCTAATTCAGAGTTTACTGCTGATTATGGTTATCGTTCTAAGTCGGGCACCATTGAAATTAGGCAAAATCAGAATATTGATAATAAGATTAGTGGCGTAATTACCATTGTTTCCACAGCGGCTAGTTACCAAGGATACTGGGCTAGTAATATACCAGTAATAGGTGGGCAGAAATATAGTGGGGCAACCAGAGTACATTACACAAATGGTGGCTTATCTAATGGTCGAGCTTCACTTGATATTTGGTATGTTGATAGTTCTGGTGCACGAATTAATGGTGGGACTGGTGGATCGTGGAAAGTTCAAACACCGCAGATAGATTCACCCTACTGGATTGATCTCTACTTTGACGGTATTACTGCTCCGATTAACGCATCATACATGCAAGCTTCACTAATCGTTAATAATGCAGGAGCGGGGCAAACAGCAACATTCACCCAGACAACTATAACTGCAACGGATGTGCACCAACCCTACACGCCAAATGATGGTATTTCAGCAACCTTAGCCTTGTTCAAGGATAACTGGAACATTGGTATTAAGGACAATATCCAAGGCATCGTGTCAGGAATTGTTGGTACGCCTACTCAAATGTCATTGATTAGCAAGAACATTACGCTAGACGGTAACACTACCGTATTAGGTAGCTTCACGGTTGGTCAAGCTAACATTGCTAATGGTGCCATTGGAACCGCACAAATAGGTGATGCCACTATCAATAATGCCAAGATTGCTAACCTAGATGCCTCTAAGATTTCAAGTGGCACAATTGATACCAATAGATTAAATGTTAGTCAGATATTTGCTCAAGGTATCAGCACGACTAATGCCACGATTGGTCAAACCCTAGCACTAAGCGCGGGTGGTAAAATTACGGCACCACTAAATGGTCAAGTGTGGGACTTTGCGGCTAATCCTTACTACTATGCTAATTTACCAGGAAAAGCGCCATGGTATACTTCAACGCAGTCAGGTAACCTTACGATTGATACTTCAGGAACGTTAACTTTTTCAGGAACTATCACTGCTCCAGATGTTAAGATAGGTAACACTATACAGACAGCCTACTATACTCAGCAGAATGACGGCTCATTGGGTGGTACAAATTCTCTAACTACTAATATGTCATTTGGACTAAATGGACTACGTATTGACCAAGACGATGCAAGAGGGTCTGATTATGGAACAGGTGGTTATGTGTTCATAACAGGTCATGGTATATATACTGGTTACGATCAAGTAAATCCCCGTTTCTCTGTTAATTCAAGTGGGTATGCCCTTCTTGATTCAATAGGGTTTACAGGTGGTTATGACTTCCAAACTATTAATAGTGCTGCAGTAGGCATTTCTAAGATATGGCAAGGTAAATTTAATAATACACCTAACTTATATATGGATGCGGGTGGATATGCCAGAATAGCCCCTAATGGAGGGGCAAACACTAACCAAGCTTTGTATGTACAAACTGAAAAAGTAACTACAGGAAACCCAATATGGTCAGGAAATATGGGTATGAATGCTTATCACTCATTTATTTCACAAGATAATGGTGATTTCTGGTTAGGAGGTGGTAATGGTAGCGCTGTAGGTATGCAGGGTAAGGCATGGAAAAACGTTTCTTTAGCAAGTTTAAAGGAAAACTTTGTTAATGTTGATCCAGAATATGCCCTAGGTGAGATACTTAAAACAGACATACGTAGCTATAACTTCAAGGGAGACAAGGTTACAGACAACTATGTTAGTCCGATTATTGATGACGTTGAGGGTAAATTGTATATTCCTAAAGACTTTTTGGACGCATCAGGAAAAGCGGTTAAGACCTACTCAATAGACGGGTACCTTATCCAAGCAATTAAAGCATTACAAGAACAGATAATAGCACTCAAGGCCAGCTAGTAGCAGTTGGCCTTTTAATGTACAGAAAAAAGAGGAAAATCATGACAGAATTAAACGCAATTTCACTTCGCAAGAACGACTTAGGGCAAATCCACATATTCTTAGTTAGCTCTGAATTAAAGGGCGCGGCATCAAGAGCGCGAACAAAGTTAGATAAACTTATTTCAGATAATTTAAATGATCTAATAGCGGATGAAAAAGAGTTGGCAAAAGATCACAATGGTACAATCCAGAACAACGGTAACGTATCATTTAATTCAGAAACTTCTGACCGTGATGATTTTGATGTTGAACACAGGCAACTGCTCGATGAAAAAGTGTCACTGATTGAGCATACAGAGGGATATTTTGACAAACTAACAACCGCTCTAAACGATCTGACCAAAGATTTAAACGGATTAGACGCCCAAGCATACGACACATTACTAGACGCATTAGAAGCCGATAAGGCAGAAGGATAATATCATGATTATAACAAAATCAGTAGCAATTAACGCAAATTCATTGACAGAATCAGGTGAGCAAATAGCTTATTTCAATGCCAATGTATCTGATACAGGAACGACCAATAATATGAACATTCAAAATCAAGCATTATATGATGCCAATAAGGCACAGGTTCGCAAGGATAAGGCTGATTTTGATAATGCAGTATATGCAGTAGAAGATGAACAAGGTGTGTAAACATGGAACAGATAATACAATATTTATTTGCTAACTTAAATGGGGCTACCGAAACGGCGGTCCTATTTATTTTGGTCTTTTTTGATACATTCTTAGGCTCATTATGGCGTAAACGGAATGGGATTGCACGTACCAGCGGCGGTGGATTGGGTGGACTAATCACATCTATACCATTGGCACTGATGCCTGTTGTGATTTGGGGTTTCACAATTTTAATTTCAATTGTACCGACACACCTAGGTGGACGTGATTTCACATTTCAACCATTTATTTTTGACATGATTTCATTTGTAGTGACGGTGATTATTGGTTCATATATGTTGAAGTCGATTTACGCCAATATGCAATTAGCAGGAATTGAAATTCCGTCATTTTTACAAAAATGGGTTGAAGATGAGTATCACGTTAAGCTACAGAAAATTGATGACGAGCCAAACGCAGTAAATAAAGAAAGTGAGAAATAAACATGGGATATAATGCAGATACAGCCTTACAGGTAGCTAAGTCATATTTAGGACGTGCAACTTATAGCATGGAATGGAACGAACGTGACGGTCAAGATATTGGCGGTACACTGGGGTTTGATTGCTCTGGTTTTGTATACCATGTGTTGGAACATGCCGGCGCATGGAACGCTAACTATTTGCAACGTGCGCACTATACCGGTACTTTGAAAGCTGATTTAGAAGCAGCAGGATTTGTTGAAGTTGACGGTGATCATATTTCTGCAGGCGATATCTTCTTATGGGGAAAAGACTACGGATCTGGTGCAGGTGGTGTAAGCCATACTGGTCTATTTGTAGATGATGGTATTAATATTATTGATAGTTCATGGTATACAGCTGGCGCAGTAAATGGTGCGATTAATATTCACGATCACAATGCCTATTGGGCACTTGATAATCAACCAGAATATCATTTCTTCCACTATGCAGGTGGTAGTTCACAAGCTGCACCAAGTAAATCATCAAACGTTAGTCCAAGTGCATCTGATCAAGATTTAGAAAAAGGTTCAAAGGTTAAAATACCAGGAACATTCTTGCTTGATGATTTAGTACAATATCAGGGTAATTGGTATGCAGTAAATAACGGATTGTCTGTATTGCCAGTTGATTACAACAACTATATTCCAGTTGGCCCATTGACCGAAACAGACAAGAATAGTATCGCAACTAAAGATCAAGACTTCTCAAATGCAGGTACATCGTACTTTACATTTGCTGGTCAAGTGTTCACGGTTAGTGACGTAGATGCAGATACGGATAGTGTTGAAGTTCAAATAGGTGGCGAACCAGTATGGCTAAAGGCTGGTCCAATGACTGAAGTACAAAACTGA